CATCACGCAGCCGATACCAATGTCGCACAGCCCCGCTTTGTCTCGCCCTCCAAAAGTTCGTTCCCATCCAATAATAGATGAGCTGGTGCGATTCTTGGCTTATTCCCTCGTCTCCGCTTCACAGAGTTAAGCGCACAACTGATTTTAAGTCCCGTATGCACTCAGGACTATTCTAGTTCTAAAAGGTGTCGAATTCGACACCTTTAAAATCTTACGGAGCGGAACTAACTTCCCTCCTCATGGAAGCAACCTCGCACTTGTAAAAAGGAGCGACCTTTTCGGCAGTGTTGGGTCTTGTAAACCATATCGTCATACGGCTGGATTTAAGAGATTTTAATTTACCAGAACTACTTTAGCGCCGCTTTGTAAAATTTTGGAGCGGCTTTATGAATCGAATCACAATCTCGTCAAATTTTCTTGAACCTAACCAATAACCTTTTGACAGACAGCCGCACAAGTTATTAAGAAATACTTAATAACTGAATTGGTGGGTTGCCTAGGTAACTCTCCTAGCCAGCATTTCTGCGCCAGATTTACAGTCTGGACTGCGTATTTAGCAGTATAGCAACCCAACAGAGAACGCCTTTTGGACGAACTCAGAAGCTCCTTTTACACTAGGCAGAGGAGTAATTTGCCTTTTTACTGAAGGCTAACAGACCGCTTACCAGCTCTTAGACTTGCGGATACGCCTACTACGATGCTGATTATCGCCCCGCTCCATAAATCGCTTTCCGACGGGTATTTGACGCTTATTTCATTCTTAATTTGATACCAAATTAAGTGGGCTGTATCGTTAAGCCAACGGATTATCAAAAAGTTATGCACTCATCTTTACTCGTGCCGAGTTATTGCCTTTTTACAGAAGGCTAACTGTAATTCTGCATATTTGCATTATTAATATTATAATTATTTACTTGCATAATGTCAAGCACTTTTTTAAAGTATTTTTTTGCCTACAGCCGTAAGGTTTGGCAAGTGTTTTTATAAAATAATCAAAAAATATTTTTAATAAAATCAATCAAATTGCTTTTGTGAATAAAATTATTTAACACATAATCACTTTCACTGATTATAAATATCTTGCCTGCCAACCTAGGATTAGCAAGCAACAATCTGTCCATTACTACCAATCCATCTTCATCGCCATTTTTATCGATAAAAACAAAATCCCAATTTATCCCAAGATGCTTGGTTTCTAGTCTTTGTGCATAAACAATATTATCTTTTTTTAAAAGAAAATTCCATAAAACTAAATTAATATTTTGGTCATCAATAATTAAAATCATATTACCAATCTAATATTGATAATTGTCCTAAAACAATTATGACTAATAAAAGAATTGCTGGCTCCATAATTACTCCTTAAAAAATATTTCATAAATTTTCTTAGCCTGTTTTTCAGCCGAGTTTTTAAGCATCAGCCAATCATCATTGCTAATATCCATTCTTGTTTCAATCTCTTGAAATGGTTCTAATAGACTTGCTATCTTCGCCTGCATTTCATAATCGAATAAATTAGCATCAATTGCCATTTGTGCTATTTCATTAATAACAATAATTGCTTTGTGAGTGTTTACTTCTTTAGTTTGTTTGTTTGCCAACTCATAGATAGCTTTGTTTGTCAATATGTCTAAGCGATTATTTAATTTAGCAAGTTTATCTTTTTTTTGATATTTATCCAAAATTTCCAAATAACAAGATTCACATAGCTTAAAAAATTCATTAGTGTTTTTTGTTATGCCATTTAAAGCAAGAGTTCCCAAAAAATAAGGAAATATAACAATTTTAACTAAATTTTTGTCTGATATATAGTTCATATTACATCAACCCCTTTTTTTTCAATATTAGCCACATTTCGCCAGCAATGTCGGCGAGTGATTTGTTTTCATCATCGTATCTCGAAACCTCCAATTCAGTAGCCCGCAGGTTTCCATAAACATAGCCCATGATATAACAATCAGAACATCCAGACCATTGCATCCAAAAACAATACTCTTTTTCTTTAAATTTAATTTTTTTAGGCAAAGCATCGAGTAGCGTTTCGAGGTCATAAGCTCTTATTTTATCTAATGATTCAGGCACTGAGTGAGATTGTGAAATATGTATCTTAATTAAATCTTTACCTAACTCGCACCAAAAAAAACTTGACTGAGCATCAAATCCCGCTTCTTTGAGTTTCTTTGATATTTCGTAATTTGTTGTTTTCATATTATTATTTATAAAGATTAATAATAAAATTATTCCAATAAGTTAAATCAACTGATTGAGGATAATTTGAGTTAGAAGCTAAAATTTCAATTTCATTAACTAAGTTTTCTAGCTTATCAGCTATTTTGTCGTTAGAAAAATGAAATTTTTGTTTTTTAATCTCTTTTATAAATTCTGCATCTTTCAAAGGAAAAATTAAATCGCCAGTTGTGTACAATTCTTTTAATTGATAACCAACTCTAAAAGCGTGAGAAATTGCCTTCCAATCAATCCCTTCATTAGCTTGAGCCATTCTTGCCCGTTCCCCGTAAGAATCATAAAACTTTTGTATGGTTTGTTTAGCAAAAAACACATTTGTATCAGCCATTAATTTTTTTCCGCAAAAATCAAAGGCTCTTTTGTCTTTTGCTTGGCAATTCTTAATTTCATATATTTTGGTGTATTCACTTGTAGGTAATTCCTCCCAAAAATTAGCTAGCTTCTCACTTTCATTATGTTTATTTAAAACATTAATGATTTTTTGTGCCTCTTCTAATTTTGAACCTTTGATGCCATATTTTGAAGCCTGAGACCGACAATATCCTATATAAGATTTTAAACTTTTAGTATAAAATTTTTCCCTATTAGTTCTTATTTGTTGCCATATCTCACTTTTTTCAATTAGCATTGAATCTGGAGCGTGAATCATATCTAAAAAAGTTGTATCACCATTTTTTCCAAGCTCTAGCAAAAAATATTGAAGTGAATAAATCTCACAATCAATATCTTTATTGGTGTTTTTTTGGTTAGCATTACTTTTGGTATTTGAAACAATGCTTCTTTTGACATTGCCTACAATACAATCATTTAAATTTGGTAGATAAACCCCTTTTAAATCTTTGTCGCTTGTTTCGGTGTTAGTGCCGTATAGATGACTTCCAAAATTCATTTTTACGATTGTTTTCATATATATATAATAAGTTAATTGTTAATAATTCTAATAATTTTCGTCTCTCCAATCACGAGTTTTTAAAATATCATCAATTGTTGCATCAAAAATAACTCCTATTTCTCCCCATTTTATCAATGCTTCATTTTTTGTATCAGCAGGAATTTTAAATCTAGTATCTGTCATAATTGATATAAAGTTTTTACGAAACTGAATTTTAAACTTCATTAATTCATTAATAGATATGTTTTTACAAAGTTTATATTTTTTATTTGTTGTTGTTTTCATATATTCTAAATTAATTGTTTTTCTGAAGCATTAGACCACCGTCTAGTCCTACATCCCGTATCAAGAGATCTATGTTGAATTCATCAAAAAGTTTTATTAACTTATCAGCTAATAGTTTAACCTCTGGAAGATTATCAAAGAGATGTTTATTAACATCAATTGCTCTAACTAATGCTTCTCTAGTAATAACTACTGAATGAAAATCGTCTCGATCGAAGATAGGATGTAAACCCTGTTTATGATTTAAGTCTTTAAAATCGTCGCTTAAGTCGCTTTGAAGTATAACCTTTTTAATTTTCATAATCTAATCCTTATTTAAGTTGTTGCTGTTTCGGGTTTTGGCGGTAAAGGCATCCAGTGCGTTGGATTCAATTTATAATTGCTACCATCTTCGCGCCACGTTTCTTTGCCTTTTGCATTAGGATGATAAGAAGACCACAGAGCAGTTATAGGGCTATAATAGTTGATGTGGCAAACTAAAATTTTGGTTCCATCTTTTGGAGCTGTTTGTATCGGTTGCCATTGATTTTCCATATTATTTTTTAATTAAATTAACAAAAATCCCAGCTAAACTGCCAGGCTGTCGATGATTTACAAATTTCGCAAAAATCAATTATTTCACCTTCGCGAAAAGCAAATGATTTTGGAACTTTCACCCATTTTCTTTTACCTTTTTTAAGATAAAATAATCTATCTCCGAAGAAACTCTCGAACACTATTCCGCAATTTCCAAGTGATTCTATTAATATCTCATTTTTTAAAAAACCTTCTTTAGTCTTTAAAATTTTAACTTTATTTTCCATTTATTTTTTAGTTAAGTTGTTAATTACATTCTCCACAATAGACATTGTGAAGTTTGTATTTTCATTAATTATTTGTTCTAATTTATCAAATTTTCCACTCATTATAAGCGAATTATATTGCTCAATAGAATCAAAATATTTAATAAAAATATCTCTGTTGTGATGATAAAATTTTGCTTTTCTAGCATTATTTAAAATTTTTTCTTGTATTTCTTTAATATGTATCATTTTGAGCCTCCGAAAATCTTGAATATTCTTTATCAAAAATAAATTTAACATCACCGCAAATACCATCTCTGTTTTTTGCAATAATTATATCTGCTTCATATTCAACCTTTTTAGCCATTTGTTGCCACTCCATATATTTAGCCTGATTATGTTCAGGTGGTTTAGTTTGTAGCAAATAGTAGTGGTCTCTGTGGACGAATAAGACAATATCAGCACTTGCTTCAATGCTTCCAGAGTCTCTTAAATCACTTAATACTGGTTTCTTATTTTCTCGGACATCACTATTTCTTGATAATTGAGACAAAGCAACAACAACAATATTAAACTCGGTAGCAATTTGTTTTAATCCAATAGCTATTTTAGCAATTTGTTGTTCCCTTGAAAAATCCTTGCCTTCTGGAGTCATTAATTGTAAATAATCAATGAATATTGCATCAAGTTTGTTTCTTAAAAGTATTTTTTTAATCTTGCTTCTAAGTAAATTAATTGTTAATTTTTTGGTATCATAGACTAATAGTTGCCTTTTAATAACTTTCTCATTTTGAATTTTTTCTTTTAATAATTCCTCTTCATAAACATTATAAGTCTTAGTTTTAATTTTATAATGTTGCATTGAAGCGATATTATTCAGAAATTTACGATATATTGCTACTGCTTTTACTTCTACACTAAAAAAACAAACACTATAATTCATTGCCATTTGCATAGCCATACATAAAGAAAATGTTGTTTTTCCGCTAGATGGTTTGCCACCAACAATAACCAAGTTGCCAAGCTCAAAACCGCCACACATAAAGTCCAATTGTTTAAAATTAGAATAGATTGCTGTTGTTTGATTGTTGCTCATAATTTCATTAATACCATCTAAAATATTTTTAGGGTCTGAATTATTTCCAACTTCTAAATCATAAAGTTTTGTTAAGACATTATTTTTAATTTCGTCAAAAGTATAATATCCTCCCTGATTTAATTTCGAAATAAAGGCGTCAAACTCTCGTTTCTGATATAGTTCAATCAATTCTTTAGCCAAAGATACTAGGTCATAATTTACTATGCTTAAATCGCTATAATAATTAAAAAACTCTCTAAAGAAATTTTCAAACTCTTTAAACTCGACTTGTAAGAAATTTTTACAAGTCAAGATATTAACTTCCATTTGATTGACTTTTTCCTCAAAAAATTTATACAATTTTTGTATTTCCAATGTTGCGAAATGTTCAGGTTTTACTAAGCCCTGTATTTTTGCATAAGTGAAATTATTGGCTATGATGGTGGTAATTATTTGAAGCTCCAACTCTTGGTTTATATGCTTATTTTCCATTATTTCCTCCATTATTTCTTTTTTCTAGTTGGTATCTTATTTCTTTAAGATATGGGTCTTCATCATCTTTTTTGTAATAGTTATTTTGCTTCGGCTGTTGTTGTTGGTTGTTTGGTTTTGGTTCAAATACTCCCTGCCAACTGTTTTTAATTGAATTTTCAAGTGCTATGTTAGCATTACCAGCTTTTAGATTCTCAAAGTTTGTTAAATCTTTTAGCAATAATTCTTTTGCATGTTCTGTAAAAGGTTTATGCTTAGTTGCTATTGAAATTCTAAAATCTATAAAAATTTTCCACAAATCTTTGTTAATGAAAATTGGTAATTTTGAAAATAAATATTTTGCTTCTATTTCTTTTTCATTTATTAAACATTGTTCTTCATTAGTTATACATTCATTGTTTGTGTCTTTTTGTTGTTCATTCTGTTGTTTTTCTGTTGTCTTTTTGTTGTTCTTTTTGTTGTTCATATCCTGATAAATATCATAATTTAAAATCTCTATAATATTGATAATATTGCTTCTATGCTGTTTAATCTGTTGTTCCTTTTCTAACATTTTAAGAAACTTTCTTAGTTTATTTCTAGACCATTTCCAACGCAAAGCAATATTTTCTTCACTCCAACCAATTTGACCTCTTTTAACATCTATTTTTATACCTCTAATGAAAAAAGAGTTTGGTGTGTGGTTTGCAATTAATAACAAATCAATCCAAGCCTGAGATTTTGTAAATGGCTCTGATAACCAAAGCCAATTATCAGTTATTTTTCTATGCACTATTATAAATCCTTGCTGCATAACCCCTCCAAAGCATTATTGCGATTAAAGTCATTTCTATTATCTATATCAAAAAGACAATTTTCAATATCTTGTTGCTCATTATTATACCAATCAAATTGTATTCCATTTTCTAAAGTCGCACTAAAAAGGCGATAATTTATTATATTGCAATTAACACCAGAATAATAATCAACACACTTAATCAAATTAGAATCTAAATCGTTTCCAATTAATAACCCACAAAATTGTCTTTCTCGTTGAAAATACTTATAATTTATAAAAGATTTTGTTTTTTTATAATAATTTAAATAAGATGATAATTGACAAAAAGCTGAAGCATCTAAAGAATCTTTCTTTAATTCTATAATAACCCAACATTTACTTTCTTTATGATATGCTAATATATCAATAATGCCAACTGGTGGTATTGATACTTGCCTTGCTATGAATTTTAAACCTAGATATTTTTCTAAGTTATTGTTAGAGCATAAAAAATCTTCTAGCTCTTTTTCTGATAAATTAATATTTATTTGTGTTTGATTTGTCATAATTTTCCTTGATTAACTTTTCTTTTAAATTGTCTTTGTAGTTCCATAAAATAGATTTAATATTAATCTTACTAGTCATAGAAATTTTTTCAGCTTCAAGTATTGGCATAATATACCCTACAAGCTTCTTGGTTTCTTCTGTTAGTAAATCCTCTAAATCCATAATTACTTCACTTGAATTACTTTCTTTTTGCATTTCTGCTCCTTTTATTATAAATTATTGTTTTATGTTGTCAAATTGTTTAATATTTGTTGTAATTTTGCATCAATTACATCGTCATTAAAATAATTTTTTAAATATTCTAAATCTTCTTTTATTTCATTTACTTTTGTTATTAATTTATTGATTAGTTTTTGAGTTCCTTTTTTTTGTTCTTTCACTGTGTCTTTTTTCAAGTCCCAGTAAATGTCTATGTCGTTAAAGGTAAAAAGAATATACCATTTATTTTTCTTTTTTATCAGTTGCCCGTTTGTTTTTAAAATAAGAATAAGTTTGTTTAAAGTCATTGGCTTACCAATGATTTCGATTATCTCCGATGGATGCATATATTCTTCCCCCCTTTTAATAATTGTGTTTAATAATTAAACATATTTTTTTTAAACTTTAAACCTGAAATATAATCAAAGATTGTTTTTAAATCTTCTTGAAAATGCACTAACTCAAAAGAAAATAATGAAGTTTTGACTTCACCAGTTTCAATATCAACTTTAATTTCTTGTTTCCATTTTTGATTTTCAATTGTGAAAATAAAGAGAAATTCTTCTCTTTTACCGATAATATTATCTTCATATCGATAAATAACTTTAACTTGAATCCTATCGTTTAATTTTAGGATTTTTTCCTTTTCTATATTAGTATTATTTGACATATTCCCCCTTGTGGCGGTAAGACTTGCGGGGGGCAAGCCTCACCATAAATAATAAACAATCCCCCCCGAAATGTTTATGTGCAGGCAAGCATACTTATTTTGTGAACTATCGCTTCAATTATTATATAGATAAAAACTTTCGCTTGCCAATTGTGAGCCGTAGTGGATGCAACCCCGAAACGGGAACGGCTCACAATAAGAAAGCGAGGGGGCTAACTACTCCCCCTTGCCCAACTTAACTATTCTATATGAAAAATAACAATCAAATATTAACAAAAAATTAATAAATTATGAAATATTTTCACAACTAAATTTATTGTTTGTTAAAAATATTGTCAAGTTTTTTCTTGAACCTATTTTTTGATATTCTTAAAAGTCTAAAAACTAATTTATAAGCTGGCTTATTTATTTCATAGATTATCAAAACTAAATAAATTGATAAAATTATAAATATTATCGATAAAATCATTATTCCCCCTCTTTTTGTTTAATACATTGCTCAATCATTTCCGCAGTAGCACACGGCTCTGCTTCAATTTGTAGTGTTTTAATTGTCATTGCTTGATGATATATAGTCCCAAGCATTAAAAAGAATACTATAAGCTGGATTAAATCAACTATTTTTTTTTCGTTTCTAGTCATTATCTGTCCTCCTTTTTATTTGCTTTATATGTTCGGCACTCGTAAATCTCTGGAGTTTCATCGCACCATTTATCTAAAATCCTTACTTCAATCGTTGGAGCATTATCATTAATAATTATCGTTTGTTTTTTTATTTTAGTAGCAATAAAAGCGATTGCGATTATTGCGATGATTAAAAAGATTGTTATTGTTTTATTTTTCATATTTTTATTAAATTTTAGTTTCAAGAATTTTTTCAGCTTCGATTAATTTTATCTCAAATTTATAAATTTTAATTTGAGTTTCGAGCTTATCTTTCTTGACTGTCCACATCGTTTGTGAAGTATCAAGATTTTTAACATCTTCTTCGAGTTGTTTGATTTTTTTAATCAATTTGCCTCTTTCAAATCGGGCTTCGTATTTGATGGGGTCGTTATCTCTTAAGAGTTTTTCCAGCTCATCAGCTGTTAAATTTTTTAATTCAGGATATAATTTTTCTGTCATATATTTTTTAGTTAAAGTTAATAATATTGCTTATATTTGTAGCATTTTCGATTATATTATCGATTTCTTGTAAAACATCTTGATTCAACAAAATATTTTCTTTGTTGCAAAGATGTTTTATTTTGCTACAACTCAATTTTATTTGAGCTGAGTTATCAACAACCTTTCTTTCGTTGTTAGTTAGAATTTTTTTATATTTTTTTTTCTGATTGAAAATATCAATTTTAGTCATTTGCTACCTCCATTTTTTTATTTTGAATATCAATTTTATTTTGAGTTTGATATTCTTGAATTAGCATTTTAATTGCCGATTTTTCGCCGTTTTTAGCTTCTTCGATGATGTCCGAATTTTCATTAATATTAGCAAAATAATCGACTGCCAATTCTGCTGATTCATCAAATTCTTTATTTTTATAAAAATCATAAATAATTTGTAAGATTCCATAAATGTCATAATTACCCAGATATTGAATTGCTTCAAATAATTGATTAGAAAGCCGTAAATCGATATTTGTAGCTCTCCAGTAGTTTTTATACATTCTAGCCGTTATTTGCTCTAATTTCGCCATTTTTGCCCTAAATTCAGCATCGATATAAAAGCGGTCAGATTCATTTGCATTGAAAAAACCTTCCCGCCTTTTTAAATCAATCGATTTATAAGCATTTAAAAGTCTTTTTATTTTTTTTGAAGTGAAATTTTTCATATTTTTTTTTAAATTAAGTTAGTAAAAATTAAAATTAATATTAGTAATAAAGTGCTTGTTTTGTAAAGTTTTAACTCAAGAATTAAATAATTTATTTCTTTTTGTCTCATTTTGTACCATTTTTGTTTCTGCTCTTTAATTTTTTGTTTTTTCATAGTCCCCCCGTTGTTAGTTAGTTAATTAGTTAATGTTTAATTCCCAAAGATTTTTGGCAATATCTAACTTTTTAGTTAAATCGTTTACTTTTTTCTTTGCATAAGTTAAAGCGAATGAGTGCGGCCGTTTTTCTGGATTATCTTTATAAAATAAATGCAATTTCTCCGCTTTTTCTAGTCTTGTTTTAATTTCATCAAGGCAATCGGGCGTATCAAGTGGCAATTCAGAATTTAACATAGCTTCTAAATTTTCAGCTTTTTCAAGATGTTCCTTTGCTTTGTCGCTATTTTCTACACATTTTCCCATTCTGTTCCAATTTCTTTCGATTAAAGCCCTGTGCCTGCTTTCGCTATGATGACCCACCTTAATCGGTTCAGCAAGTGCCAAGAAATCCGCCCCTTCTTTTGATGCTTCAAAATATTGATTTGATTTATTTTCTCTTGCTTCAGCCCATTCCTTTCTTTTTTCAATTTTATTTTCTAAAATTGTCTTTCTATTTTTGCCGTCAACTCGCAAATAAGAATAATAATTTAAGCCGTTTTTAGAAAAAATTAATTTATAAATAATTAATTCAATTTCCTTGCCATATTTTGTTGTATATTTTACAACATCATCTTTTTTATAAATTTCTTGGCTTTCTAAGCAAAAAACAATTGGATTTGATGTATATTTTTTTAAAATGTTAGTCATATAGTTTAAATTAAGTTAATAGTTAAGTTGTAATTAGAAGTTTAATTAAGCCCATTTTTTTCAAGATGATGTAAATAATTTTTATACTCATCTTCAGTTATGTTAAAACTTGGTCTTGTAAGCTCTAAAAAGATGCAAGATATTGTTAAAATTATTAAAATAATTATTTTCATAGTTTTTTAGTTAGTTAAGTTTAAAAGTTCTTCAATCGCTGAGTCATACGCTATGCTGATTTCATCATCAGAAAAATCATTAATATCGATGTTTCTAGTGAATCTTGATTTTATTTCATCGAGAAATGATGAAAAATTTAAAAAAGAATTGTAATCATATTTTGCGATTTCTTCTTTTGATTTATTTTCAAACATGTAGTTGAAATAATTTTTGATTTGATTTTTTAATTCTTGTGAATCTTTCATATTTTTTAAGTTTTAAGTTAGTTAAGTTAGTATTAGTTAAAAGATTTGACAAATTTTTTAATCATTTTGCAAAGTTTTAAATAATCTTTGAATTCAAATTCGTTTTTTGAATTATAGAATTTTTTTATCTTTTTAAATTCAATATTAGATTTAAAAGAAATTTCTAAATAGCAATAAGCGTCAATAATTCTATTTTCTTCTCGCGAAGTTCTAAAATTTTTAAGGGCATAATCGAGAGGAAATCTATCGCCTTTTTTAAACCAAGTTTTTGCTTCTTCGATTTTTTTTAATTGTGTTCTGTTCAATTCTTTTGATATTATTTTCATATTTTTTTAGTTAAGTTAATATTTAAGTAATAATTATTTATATATTTAATTTATATTTTTAATTTTTACGATAACAATAAGATTAAGCATAAAAATTTTAATGTCAATAACTAAAATGATTATTTTATAAATATTTTTAAAATAGTTCATAAAGTCAATAAAATCAAGGGTTCAGTTAGTGTATCAAAATGATAAAATAAAAAAAAATGATTAAGCAAGCATTAAAATATTAAATAAAATAATATAAAATGAACTTGACAATAGAATTAACATAATTATATTAATTGTGCGGAGTAATTAACCGTATCCAGCATTGGAATATCTTGTTTGTAGCTTAGAGCTAAAACTCTAAGCTAAATAAGTTAGTTTCAACTCGATATAATAACAAGATAAGTTAAAGTAATTAACTAACATTGCTCTACCATCAATAAAATAAAAAGAGCCCGAGTTCTAGTGGCATTAATGCGAGAAACTTACTCAAAATGATTTTGAAAGCTAAAGTAATTATTTAGTCTCTGATGGATAAAAGTGATATAACCTTTGATGTCGTTTGCTTGGCTACAAAGGACTTAGATTAAGACCGTCTGGAAATGGGATTCAGAAGTGAAAAAGGAGATACCAAACCTGCCTCTTGATTGCAAAATCAAGCTTCTAAGCAAAACTGTAAAAAAACGGCGAGCGAAAACTCAGTTTAAAGCAGTAATTTTCGAGTATGGGATTACTGTTTCTCCAGCTCGCTCAAATCTAGTTTAAAGTTATAAATAAACTAATATAAAATGACTGATATTTTAATAACTGATTTTGTCGATAAAGAAAAATTAAAACATCAATTAATTGAAAGTGTTTGGAAACCTAATATTAAAACTTACATTTGTCGGAAAGATAGGCAACCAAAAAGAAAGTTGTTGATTAATTTAGAAGTTAATGATATTAATAAAATTGTTAAAAAACTAAATAAAAAAAAATATGTCAGAAGAACAAAATCTAGTCGGTAGACCAAAAAAATTTAAATCGGTTGAAGATATGGCAAAAGTCATAGATGATTATTTTGAAAAATGCGAAAATAGAATTATTGCTAAAACTGATAAAGATGGTAATATCATTAATGTTCCAAGCCCAGCACCAAGGCACATTCAGGGGCTTTGTGTTCATTTGGATATCTCAAGAGAAACGCTTTGTGATTATGAAAAAAACCCTGAATTTTCTGACACGATTAAACGAGCCAAGCGGAAATGCGAGTCTTATGCAGTAGACCAGTGCTTTGAGGGTAAACATGGAAACAAAGCTGATTTTATTCTTAAAAATGGTTATGGTTGGAGTGATAAAACAACAATTGAACAAACTAATATTACAAAAATTATAAGAGATGATATAAAATAATGGTTAGCTTAAGCGAGAAAATCGCGCCAGTTTTTTTTGAAGTTCATAAAGCAATAAGAGATGAAACCCACGATGAATTTTGGTTGCACGGTGGGAGGGGTTCAACTAAATCAAGTTTTATTTCTATTCAAATAATTCTTTCAATTATTAGAGACACAGAAGCCAACGCTATTGCATTTCGTAAAGTATCAAGAACAATTAGGGATTCAATTCAGGGTTCATTAAATTGGGCTATTGATGAATTAGGTGAAAGTGAAAATTTTGATTCAATAAGTTCACCCGCTGAGATAACCTATTTACCGACAGGGCAGAAGATTATTCTAAGAGGTTTAGACGAACCAAAAAAACTCAAATCAATCAAATTAAGGAAAGGTTATTTCAAAATACTTTGGTTTGAAGAAGCTGATGAGTTTGATGGCGATTCAGAAATTAGAAGTGTAGAGCAATCAGTATTAAGGGGTGGACAAAAATTTATTGAATTTCTAAGTTATAACCCGCCAAGAAATCCAAATCACTGGATAAATAAGATGGCTAAAGAAGCTGGTAATAAATTTATTCATCACTCTACTTATTTAGATGTTCCAAAAAATTGGCTAGGCGATAAATTTTTTAAAAAAGCAGAACAACTTAAAAGAAATAATTATGAAACCTATTGCCACGAATATTTGGGCAAATCCATCGGCAATCCAAAAGAATTAGTTTTTTCGGAAAAATATGAAGTAAGAGATTTTATAACCCCGTCATTATCTGAGGTTTATCAAAATAGATTTTTCTTTGGTGCGGATTGGGGTTATGCAACAGACCCCTGTGTTTTGGTAAGATGTTTTATAAAAGATGAATGTTTGTGGATTGATTATGAATGCTACAAAATTAAGGTTGAAATCGACCATATTGGAAAAGTTATTTTTGACAAAATACCAGAATCTAAAATTTGGCAAATAGAAGCTGACTCATCAAGACCAGAAACAATATCAAATTTAGTTCGACAAGGATTTAAAATAAGAGGTGCAAAGAAATGGGCTGGAAGCGTTGAAGATGGTATTGAATATTTAAAAAATTTTAAAAAAATTATTATTCATAATCGTTGCGTTAATATCGCTAAAGAGTTTGAAAATTACTCATACATAGTTGATTCCGAAACAAAAGAAATATTGCCAAAAATAAACGATAAAAAAGAACGAATAAAAGAAAAAGAAGGCGATGAAATGGGAATTAAAGACGATGGAATAGACGCTTTAAGATATGCTCTTAGCACTTATATCAGAAAATCTCCCATTTTACATGCCTTTTGATAATCATAGTATTTTTATTACACTTTTCAAATTATCGTTATATTTTTAATGTTTAAAATTAATTTTAAAAAAAATGCTTTTCTTTAGAAAAAAACCTGAAAAAAAAAGTTATGATTGGAGAGATTTAAGTTTTTTTAATATTCTTTGCAATGACTATAAATCAACAAATAATGCAAAAGAATTTATTGAGTTCTTTATTGATTCTTGCCCAGTCTTTACCGCAACAACATTGATTGCTGATGCGATAAGCTCTATTGAAATTGTTTTAAAAGATAAAAAAACAGGTGATTTTATCTATAATCATGAATCTTTAAAATTATTAAATAATCCAAATCCATTTACAGACGGTCAATTATTCTTAAAAGAATTAGCCTCATTTTATTTATTAACTGGCAACAATTATTTAAACATAATCGGAGAAACTAAACCAATCGAAATAAACAATATTAATCCTCAAGATATAACGATACTTGCGGGACAAGATGGATATCCTAACGAATACACTAAAAATTCTAATACAAATTCATCTATTTACACAAGAACAGCAGATAAGAGATTTTTAGATGGGAGAAAAAATGAATTATTGCATTTAAGAAATTTTAATCCCAAATATTCATCAACCAACCTTGTTGGCTCTAGTGCTTTCTTGGGTTGTCAATTAGAAATAAGCCAATATATCCTTGCAAGTATTCACAACAATTCTTTATTAAAAAATGGTGCAAGACCAAGTGGAATGCTAACTTATAAAGGCTCTAATGATTTATCGCAAGACCAAATTGACTCAATTAAAAGTGTTTTAAAAACCAAATTATCAGGTGCAAAAAATGCAGGTGAACCAGCTTTTTTAGGTGGTGATTTTATGTGGCAACCATTATCGGAATCAATGAAGGATATGGATTTTCCAAAGCTTAAACAATCAGTATCAGAGTCGATTTACACAGCTTTAAAAATACCATTGCCAATGATAAGCCCTGAAAATATGAGCTTTGCTAATATGGATGCTTCAAAATATGTTTTTTATGATAATGCTGTGTTGCCAGTGCTTAAAAGAATATTAAAGTTTTTAAGTCTAAAACTCCTAACACGATACAAAAACACAGAAGGGCTTGAATTTTCTTTTGATGAATCAGCAATTGAAGCGTTAGAATCAAGAAAGTTTGAAAATGCTAGAATAGCAAGTCAAACAGGAGTATTAAGCGATAATGAGATTAGGGCAATGATTGGTTATGAAGCAATAAGTGGTGGTGATACAATATATAAGCCATCTAATCAATTGCCAGTTGGTCAAGATATAAACACCGCAGATAATAGAGATGAACCAATGGCAAAAGCTGAATTTATTAGAATAATGCAAGAGCAGAAAAAACAAAGTGGCGACAGACTTTACAACGATGAATATATCGAACTAAAAGTAAAAGAATTTTATGGAAATTGATGTTCGCAAAAGAAAGCTAGAAGCAAATGCATTGCCAAAAATCAAGGCAATATTTCGCAATATGGCAAATGATGCTGAAAATATTTATCGAAAAAATGGCACGATAAACACCCAAGAATTAGCAAGTAATTATTATCCAGAATTTTTAAAAGAAATTAGGGATATAATGAGAAAAACAGTTAAGGAGTTTGGTTTTAGCTTAAGAGAAGATTTACAAAAAAAGGGATTAAATTTTGGTATAGATTTAGAAATAAAAGAAATTACAGACCCAAGAGTCGATGACAAACTAAAAGAAATCAACACACAATTTCAAGAATCGGCGACTTTTTTTATTGCAAATGAAAGCGAAACTCAAGCGAGATATATTACAGAGACAAACGCTAAAGAAATATTAACAGCAATATCACAAGAAGAGATTAAATTTACTACTCAAAAGGCATTACCCGAGTGGATAATTATTGCCAGAAATATTAAAATAAACTTACTGGATAAAAGCCAAGCAAGAAGCGAATTAATCGCCTCTCAAGTTGTCGGATTAACCGAAAGTTGGACAAGACAAGAAGAAGGCGAGCTTATAGATGAATCAGAGTTAGAAATTAACAATAAATCCGTTGAGGTTTTAAAAACCTGGGTTGCTATACTTGATAATAAAACAAGAACTACACACGCCGAGGCTGATTTTCAACAAGTTAATGTTAGCGATGATTTTTTTATAGGTGGTAATCGTGCTAAGTTTCCAAGAGACCCGAATTTACCTGCCGAGGAGTCCATCAATTGTAGGTGCATAGCAGATTATTCGAATAAGTTTGGCAAGAAATCTTTTGAAGCAAAAGCAAACGAAACATTCAAACCAACGCAAGAAATGGCAAGAGAAGCTAAAAAAGGATTGGAATGGAGAAAAGAATATGGAAGAGGTGGGACTGCGGTTGGTGTTAAGAGAGCTAATCAATTAGTTAATCGAGAAAATCTAAGTTTAAATACTGTTAAAAGAATGTATTCTTATTTTGCGAGACACGAAGTAGATAAGCAAGCAGAAGGTTTTAGACAAGGAGAAAAAGGCTATCCAAGTAATGGAAAGATTGCATATTGCCTTTGGGGTGGTGATGCTGGAAGAATTTGGTCAACTAATATCTGGGAAAAATACAAAGATTAATAAGATTTAACATTTGAATCTAAAAAATCACTATAATCTTTTATAAAGATTAAATAATAATATCTTCCGAACCATCTTTTATCTGCTACAACTTGAATTGATTGTAAATAAAAACTTTACAGATTTGGGGGGTAAAAATTCCATAATTTTAATTTTTTATAAAGATTTGATGTCAGTTGGAATTGGTGGATATTTTATAGACGGTGGTAATGCTCCATTAAGACTTTGATTCTTTTTAATCTCAACAACTTGGGCTTTTCCACTTGTCCAATTATTTATTTCAATTGTTAGATTGATAGCCTCTTCAACTGATTTACCCAAATACATTGCCATGTACGCCTCTTTGAACCCAGCCCCATCAGTTGCAAAATCATCTTCCAAAATTTCACTAATCGCACCTTCTTGAAAGTGAAACAATCTTTTCTCAAAAACAACGAAATAATAATTATTAACTTTACCATTAAACTCAATATTTTGTTCTTTAAGCCATTTGCCAAAGTCAATAAAAAATCTTTGTATTCCCAACTGGTCACTTCTTTCTGGTTTTTTAGTCTGGCAAAATAAACCAAAATTAATAATTTCACTAACCAAGCCAGTTGCGCTGTAAATAATATCATTAACTTGCGCAATTTTTAGGTGACCTTTGTGATTATCTATGTGAAATTTAGCTCCACTATTTCCATAAAAACAACCAGTGTCTGCTCCTAATATAATTTTATCTTTTGTGTTTTGTGCTATTAATACTGTCATATTTCTTTAATTTTTTGTTAATATCTGTTGATAAAATTTATAAATCATTTAAACCCTTTGAATCATCTTTTTTCCAAGCCTCAAACATATTTCTTAATTCGTTTAAATTCGCTATTTCAATTTTGTTCATTAAAAAAAGAATCGTTAAATCTTTATGTAGTAAATTCCAAACTCTATGACCAACACCATAATATCGCCAGTGGTCAGATATTTGCGGGCAATAATTATTTGAAACTGCAAAATCTTTTACATTTCCGTTATATGGTAATTGCTTTTTATATTTTTTGAGTATCCATTTAAAAAGTTTATAAGAACCGTTAAAATGGACATTTAAGTCTATTGGATTGTTATTAATCATAGTTTTTTAATTAGATTTTATATAAAAACCTTTTTATGTTAAAAGATAATTTAATTTAAATCAATATATTTTAGCAAGTGAAAAAAGAAATTAAAACATTTCCATTTGAAGTAAAATCAACTCAAGAAGTTGAAAATAATTTTACATTTGAAGGCTACGCATCAACATTTAACAATATAGATTATGGCGATGATATGGTTATTAGAGGTGCTTTTGCCGACTCTTTAGCTAGAAATTCGCAAGTGCCAATTTTATGGCAACATCAAATGAGCGAGCCAGTTGGAGTTTCAATTCAATTATATGAAGATGAGAAAGGTTTGTTTATTAAGGGAAACTTGCCAAAAGACGATACCTTAGTTTCTGGTCGCATTATTCCACAAATGAAAGTCGGGTCAATTAAAGAAATGTCAATTGGTTTCTTTACCAAAGATTCTGAGATGTTAAAAAATGGTATTAGAGCATTAAAACAAATTGAATTGTTTGAAGTATCATTAGTAACTAAAGCAATGAACTCACAAGCATTAGTAAGTGGTTTTAAGTCATTTGCTGGCACTACAAGACTGCCACTAGCGCCAAGAGATAGAGATTGGGACAGCACAGAAGCCGAAAGAAGAATTAGAGAATATACAAAATCAAATGAAACACCAAGCCAAGATTATCGCAAATATTTTATGTATTTTGATGGTCAAGCTCCAGAATTATTCGGCTCATATAAATTACTTTTTGCAGATATTATAAATAATGAACCTCATATTGTGCCAAGAGCAGTATTTGCAATTGCTGGTATCTTAAATGGTGCAAGAGGTGGCGTGGATATTTCTGATAATGATAAAAACCGCATTAAACCAGTTATTAACCAACTCTATAAAAGAATGGCGGAAGAATTTGAAGATGATTCAATTATTAGTCCATTAACAAAATCCTTTGATAGTTTAAAAGATATCGAACAAACACTAAAAGCTTATGGTTTTTCAAATAACGAAGCAAAAACTTTAATAAGTAAAGTAAAAGAATTCTCAAGCAAGCGAGACGCGAGCGAAGATAATCAGCGAGATGCTGATTTAAAACAAAAAATCATCACAGATTTAAACAATTTCATTAAAAATTTAAAATAAAACAATATGTCAGATTTTGAACAAAAACACATGGAAGCATTAAACGCTCTCCGTGCTGGCGTTTCTAAAGAGATGGAAGAAAAGATTAATAACCTTTTAGACGCTCAAGAAACTAAAAACCAAGCAAAACTAAAAGAAATCCAAGAAAAAGCTAATAGAGCCGAAGAATTGGAAAATAGACTTAACTCAATCGAAGCCGATTTAAAAAGAGGCCTAAGTGGTGAAACTAAAGAAGCCAAAACTCAAGAGTTAAAATCATTTGAAAATCTTTTGATTAAAGGAACTTTCCAAATGAAAGGAACTGAAGAATTAAAATATCTTCGTCAAGCTGATAATGCTCAAGGTGGATATTTAGCACCCGCTGAATATGCTAATGAAATTATCAAAAAAATTACCGAAGTTTCACCAGTTCGTTCCGTTGCCCGTGTTATTACTACTAGCTCAAAAGAAATTCAATTCCCAAAAAGAACTGGTTTAGTTTCTGGTGGATGGGTAGGCGAAGGTCAAACCGCAAACCAATCTAATTCAACTTATGGTGAAGAAACTATTAAGGCTGAAAAATTGATGGTTTATACTGATATTTCTTTTGAATTATTGAATGATTCTGCTTTCAATATGAGAAATGAAATCACTAGCGATATTGCCGAAGATATGGCAAGAATCGAAGGTTCTGCTTTTGTTAGTGGAAATGGCATTAATAAGCCACAAGGCTTGTTGTCAAACTCTAGCGTTGGCGAAACCAACAGCGGTAGTGCATCTGCCTTGACTGGTGATTCATTATATGCAATTCAAGGTGAACTCCCAACAGGATATAATCTAGCTTGGATGTTTAACCGCAAAACTCTTAATGCTCATATTAGAACATTAAAAGATACTTATGGTCAATATCTATTCGTTCCAAGTTTAGGAATTAGAGATGTTCCAAACACTGTTGCTGGTTTGCCTTATGTTTTGGCTAATGATATGCCAGATGTAGGTGCTGGAACTTTCCCAATTATTCTTGGTGATTATCGTAAATGTTATTACATTGTTGATAATGTTAACTTTGAATTGATTGAAGACCCTTATACTCAAGCAACTAGCGGAAAAAGACGCTTTATTGTTTATAAGAGAACTGGCGGACAAGTTGTTCTAACTGAAGGTTTAAGAAAACTTAAAATCGCATCTTAATTTATAAAATAAAGGAGAAAATAATATGGCTAGTAGAGACCTAAAAACCAATATTAAAGTTGTAAATGCTTTAAATATTGCCGCAATTTCAACCAATACCACAACTGCTGGTGTTGAAGTTGACACCCAAGGTTATGAATCAGTAACATTTGAAATAATTACTGGTGCAAGAACTGATGGAACTGTAACTCCACTTATTCAAGAATCTGATACTTCAGGTTCTTATAGTGGTTCTGTGAGCGATGATGATTTAGTTGGACTTGAGGCTGACGCCGCACTTTCAACAGGTCATTCTCGTTCAAGAGTTGGATATATTGGAACTAAAAGATATGTAAAGTTATCTTTGGTTTCAACTTCTGTAACTACTGGCTTAACTGCTGGCGGTTCAGTTATTCTTGGAGACCCAAAAACTGCACCAGTTGCATAAATATTAAGAGGGGCTTAAAAACCCCTCTTTTTAACTTAAATCATATCTTATGTTAGTAAAAGTATTAATAACCACAAAAGCCTCTAAAAACGAATCAGGAACTCAAACATTTGAATATTTAGAGGGTAAAACTTATGACATTTACCAAGAATTAGCCGAAGTATTTTTAAAAGAAGGCTGGGGAGAAAAAGCAATCGATAATCTAGAAAATAAAGAAGAAATTATTAAAGAAAAAGCTATTGAAGAATTAGAAAACAAAGCAATCGATAATCTAGAAAATAAAGATATTAAACCAAAAAAAGGAAATAAAAATGCCAAGTAAATTTCAAAGCACAAGAGAATTTGTGGAATTAACAATTCCAAATGGATCTACAACATCAACATCTTATGAATTAGGCGGAACACATTTAATTGGCTTAATAGTGCCAGCAACAATAACTGGAAGCAAATTCACAATTGAAGGTTCGATTGATGGCACTAATTTCTATGAAGTTTATGGAAGTGAGACAGGAACTGCAAAAGAAATTAAAATCACTGCTAACAAATTTGTTGAAATTGAAAGCAATTATGATAATCCATTTAATTTTATTCGTTTAGTTTCAAATATGACTGAAACTGGAGAAAGAAAAATAAAAATAATATGCAATCCATAGTATTATTAACCGATGCAACAACCGAAGTTATAACCCTAGCAGAAATTAAAACATTTTTGCGAATAGATGGCAATGACTTTGATAATATCCTAACACCTTTTATTAAAGTGTCTCGTCAAATTGGCGAGAAAATAACTGGAAGAGAATTTGTTGAAAAGGAGTTTAAATTATATCTTGATACATTTCCAAACTGCCACGGAATAGAAGTTAGAAGAAGCAAACTAAAATCCATTACATCAATTCAATATTACGATGATAACAACACATTGCAAACACTAAATGCCAATGATTATTATTTCACTGATGATGCTGATTATTCATCAATATATATTAAGCAAGATAAACAGTTTCCAAATACTTATAATAGAAAGCAAGCGGTTATCATAACTTTTAAATGCGATTATCCCAATAGACCAGATGCTATAAAACAAGCTTGTTTAAATGTTTGTAGTTATTTATTTGAAAATTCTGGCGATTGTGGCAATGAAAATAACCCGCTTTTAAAATCTTTATTCTTCCCTTACATTATACCACAGAAATTTATTATATGAAATGCCAATCAATAAAGAAAAATATAAAAAAAGTATGTATTGGTGATTATGATAAAAGAATAAAAATACAGACATCATCAATAACGCCAAATAATGCACCCAATAGCGTTTCAAGTGTTGGATTTACAACAATTGCGACAGTGTGGGCCATGATTAAAACAAATACTGCGAGAGAATTTATTGATGGGGTAAATATTGATGCTGGTATTAATACAGATTTTTACATTAGATTTAACTCATCAATCCCATTGGATAAGCAATTGTGGGTAGAGTATAACAACAACTTATACAAAATAACA